TAAGCTTGTATTACTTTAAGACTTAACATATATTCATCTGCAATACCGGCTATTACTTCAGCAGCTTCTTCTCTTTCTTCAAATCCTGATTCAGCAGCTCTATCACTAATTATTCCTTTGATGATATCCATATCACCTCTACCTTCTTTTAGTCCTCTAAGTCTACTTTTATCTCTACCTTTAAATCTAGAAGGTTCTGATTCTATTTCTTTTTCTCCTCTTCTAGTATATCCTGCTAATTCATCTACATCGTTATATAGACCTATAAGTCCAAAAGCTTTTTTAAGGATAAGTATATGCTCTGGTAGTAAAAAGCCATTATCGTTATCGTAGTCTTTTTGTAATGTTCCGTCAGCAGCAAGTTTATCATATGTATCCATTGCAGCTTTAACTGCTTGACTTGTTATACTCCCCTTATATTTTTTCAAATGTGCAGCTATTTTATTAACAGGCATTTCAAAATGTAAACGAGCATTACCAGGTGCAAATAAATCACCTATAAGTTCGTGAACTAAATCTTCATCATCTCCAGGAGCTTCATTTACTTCTTTACCCATAGCTTTTTTTATAGCTTTATCTTTAGCAGCCATATAATCATCTGAATCTACATCTCCATCTCCGTCATGATCTTTACCTTTCTTTTCAGATACTCCAGATGTTTCTTGAAATATATCGAACATATCACTCTCAAAAATACCGATAGTCAGTTTAAATTCTTTACCTTTTGGTGCATGATCACCATAGTACTCGCCTTCATAAGAAACGGGATCATAATTGGCAACAAAGTCAGGGTCCTTTTTGTATTCTTCAAAGTCTTTATATAAATCTTTTCTCATTTCTTCAAACTCATCAGCTGCTTCTTTAGCTGACTGGGTTCCTAAATCTTTAGTTTGACCATGTCCCATACCGGCTGTTCCACCATCTGTTTCTAGAATATGAACATCTTTAGTCATATCTATACCTGCTTTTTTAAAAGCCTGATGAACTGGATAATCAGCTGCCTCGTAATTTTCTATTGCTTCATTTACTTTCTTTTCATCAACAGAATCTCTATTTACAGATTCATATTCATCATAATTAGACCAAACATCGTTGATATCTTTAGCATCTATCTCACCACTAAAAATATCATCTTTATGAGTTTTAATAAAATCTAAAGCGTCTTGATTAGATACTTTATATCCTGTATCTGGATGACCGTTTATAGTTAAGAAGTCTATAATATTTCTTAAAGCCATCTTTCTATCATGATTAGATGCTCTTTGTCCTGGCACACCTGGTTCAGTTGGAATAGGATCTGCTTCATTCATTTTATCTCCTGAATAAACATTCATCATTGATAGTTTATCCATCATCTGATCTATCATAGAACGTATACCTGTGTTCTTTATAGTCACCCATTGGTTAGATTCATCATCCCAAATGTAGCCGTAATCAGCTCCCATACCATCTATTTCTTCAGCAATCTCTCTTGCTCTTTCTTCAGCATCATCATCTAATACTATCTTCTTTGGTGGGTCTTGATGAGTTTGAGATATTTCTCCTGTATCAGCATCCATACCAGTAATATAGCCTTTCATAGCAATATCTTTGGCTAGATCATCATTATTATAATGAGCTTCTAATCCTCTACCTAAATTTGAAGGATAACCGTCATAATGGTTATACGTAGTAGTTAATCTATCACCGCTTAAGAATCCTACTAATGCTCTAGTTCCTTCAACTAATCTTTCTTTTCTTTCTTTTAACGTAGCTTTTTTCATATCGTTAAAAGTATCTTTTTCTAGCTTTCCTCTTTTAGTCTCTTTGTAACCGTCGTGTTTGTCGACTTTAGAAGATTCTCCAGATATAAGATTATAATAATGTAAAGGATCTTTTTTAAGATTTTTTATAGCCTTCTTTTTGGCTTTTTCAATATCTTCTTTTGCTACTTCTCCTTCAGATTTAATCCCCATTGCTTCTAATTCTATATCAATAGATCTTCTCAATGAATCATCTGAGTATTTAGAAGTATCATCTTGTTCAACTTTAATTTCGTTGATCAAGTTATAATTTTTTAAAATCTGTACTGTATCTGAGTATCCGTTAGCCGGGGATACAAACTGAGGAAAAGCGAGTTTCATTTGTCTAACGAATTCGCTCTCTGCCATCATACCTTCATTGACGGCTTTATATTTTTCTTGTGCGGTTACTTGTCTCATTATACTTCTTTATATCCTTGTTTTTTAAGTGCTTTTTTAGCTTTCTTATCCTTGCCAAACGCAAAAGGGGTATGATACCCTGGTGTAGCAGCGGAAGTGTTAGCCTCTTCTAATTCTAGCATTACTTCTTTAACTAACTGAACAAGTTCAGATCTCTTCATATTATAGAGACTTAAGTTCGTTAACTAAATCGTAATACTGCATTAAATTAACTAGATGATTGTCAGTAATTCTCTCTTTGTTAGTAAGAGGCACAATTGCTTTAGATACTTCATCTAGCTTGATTTTTACTACTTCGTCTTTAACTTTAGAAGATAACTTACTAACTTCCTTAGATATCTTACCTAATTCTTCGTTAATAACATTGCGTAAACGTGTTTGTGAGTTAACTGAAGTAATAAATTCTTTTAGTATGTTTTTTTGCTCTGGTAATAAGTCTTTATATGTATCATTAAACTTTTCCAGTAATATTTTAAAAGTAAGAAGTTTTAAGTCTTTGTCATACTTAGAATACTCTTCAATTAAAGTATCTTTAACCTCTTCTTTATTTTGTTTCTTAGTTGTTAGGTGCTCTAATAATGTAGATTTAAAGTTAACTAAATGAATTGGGTCAACTATATTATCATTATTTTGAGCTTCAAGTAAACAGTATAATGACGCTAATGCCTTGTAATCAGCTGTCTGAATAGCAAAGAATTCATCTATATTATAACTTTCCTTAATAGATGATATTAAGTCATATTTTTGTTTTCTTAAAACTTTTTGATCTAATTTTCTAGAAATTTCTGTTATTGTAGACAGAATTGTTTCAGCCTTATTTTGGCCTATACCTTTATTCTTTAGAATGAATTCATAAAGTTTGAATTCACGCACTAAAGCTGTTTTACCTGTGAAATGCTTTTTAATAATAGAAACCGCTTCAGACTCTTTATTATTAAGAGTATCAGCAGCTATCTGCTTAACAAGCAATTCAAAGATAAGACCAGTATTTTTATACTTTGAATGTTTTATTTTCATTATACACGTTTACTATATATAAATATGCGTTAATTACCTAAATCCTTAATATTGTCTTCTTTAAGCATATCAGCCTCTTCAGCTTCCTTAGCATCAAATACAATATTCTTTAGCATATCCTGATTTTTAGCATAAACAGACTTAGTAGAAGTATTTTCCATTACGTTTTCGTTATCAGATGGAAAACCTCCATGCATACCGTGTACACCTAGAGGATCACGACCTCCTAATGGATTATCATTAGTTCCGTAAACAGAAGCTTTTTCTGTTGGTCTTCCGCCTTCAGGGCCAGGTTGACCCCATTCTTGCTCTTTTTCTACTTCTGAATATCCTGGTGGTACTGCTCCTGGTTCTCCACCTTTAGGAGTAGCTACTGATCTTCTTCCGTACATAGAAGCTAAATCATGTGGCGTACCGTAAGTCATACCAGACTTAGCAGGATCATTACCTTCACTTTCTATCTGTGCTATTCTAAATGCACGTTTAGTGTCTTCTCTTACAAGATCTCTCATTTCAATATACTGATCTTCAGACATACTAAATATATTCTCATAAATGTAATCTGTAGAGAACATTCTAGTATCTTTCATCTGAGCAGCTAAATCTACCTTTTCTTTAAGTAGAGCTACTTTTTCCTGATCAAAGATGATAGAAGGTGTAGATAATCTAATTTCAAAATTAGTTAATGATTCTCCAGTAAAACCTTGTGTGTATAAATGTACTAGGGCTATTCTTGTTAGCTCAGATTCTAGTATCTTTTGTATTCTTTCTACTGTTCTAGCGAATCTAATATCTTCAGCTGCTAAAGTAGCTTTACCTTGTAAGTCACCTTCGTAACCAAAGTAAGCTTTAGGAATTTTTAATGCAGCAAATAACTTAGATTGTAAGTATTGAACGTCCGTAGTACCGTCATAATCTAAACCTTTAGTAGTTTCAATTCTAGTAGAGTTATCTCCACCTCTAACAGGAAGATAGAAATCTTCCATCATATTCTGCATATTGAACTTAAGGTTATATTCTCCTGTATTTTGATCTACATAAGGAGTTTTTTTCATTGTGTTGATAGTCTTTTGCATAAACTGATCAACTTCTGTTGGAGGAATTGAACCAACATTAATATAGAACATTCTCTTTTCTGGTGCTCTCATGATTCTGTGAATCAACATAGCATCTTCCATTAAGTTAACCTGCTTATAAATTTTTCTAGCAGGCTCTAAATAAGAACGTCCGTAAGGTAAATAAGAAGTATCTGATAATAATCTAAAGTGAGCTATCTCATAATTATCAAATGTGATAGACTTCTGATTTGGTCTTTTTCTATAGTTAGGATCTGATGCTGCAGTAATCCCGTCTGGTTCTAATTGAAAGTAAACCTTAGCAGGATTTTCAGGATCAGTTCCTTCATGCCTAATCATATGATAGACAGTATATGGTAACACGTTATATACTCCGAACTTCTCTGCTATCTCTAGCTTTAGGAAAAAGTCTCCGTATTTAAGCATATTACGTGTCCATGACCATAAATTAAACTCAACGTTTAATACGTCATAGAAGAGGTTATACAACACTCTTTGAATATTTTCATCAGATGATTTTACAGTAACTATTTCTCCTTGATCATTCTTAATAGTTGCCTCATCTGAAATGATGTCTAATGCTGAAGCTATAATAGGATCAGTGTCCATTGCTTCATAATCAGCATAAAGCTGTACTCTTAATGTTTGGTAATTAAGATTGGGGTTATATACGTTTCTTGCATTATGAACGTATAATCTGTTAAATCTATCGATTAACGAATTTGTTTGGTATTTTCCAGTTGTCTGTATTTGATTAACATCAGCGACCTTTAGTTGGTCCCCACCTATATTACGTATTACTACGTCAGATGAGAATAATCTTGCTAATCTACCAAATAGTGAAGTATCCGCCATAGGATATTAAATTTATATATAAATAGTCTATTTTAGTAACCAAGAGATATCTTCTTGACCTCCGGGTGTATCTACAATATAAGGATTTTTTTGCTGACTTCCAACTGATTTAATAACTGCTTGGTTCCTTGAGTTTAAATTACTAAAAGAAGACAGTTGAGCTCTAGCTAAATCTATTCCTTGTTGTCTTAATCTTAATGCTGTATCTCTTACATAAAGTGCAGTTGCACATGCCATAAGTAAATCATCATTATATCTATCTTGAGCTTGAGCTTTACCGTTTTTCCAAACAAATACTCTCATTTCGCCCATTAATCTCTTTGATTGAATAGTAACTGATTTCTCTCTTATATATTCAATCATCTTTGCAATAACTAAAGGTCTTGTTCTAGCTGACATTGTAAAGCCAGGTACAAGCTTATCTCTTTCGTATTTATGCATATAGGATTCTACAGTTTCCATATTTGAAGTAGCACTATAATATAGGTTGCGGTACTCTCTTTCTAAAACAGCTTCAATTGTAGCCCATCCAATATTAGCGTTTTCTACCACTAATAATGCTTCATTATATTCTGATGCTATACCTACTAAGAAGTTCCCAAAATCTTTAGGTGATAACTTACCTTTATATTCTGCTACTTGAACACAATTTTCTATATCAAATATATGAAATGCAGAGTAGTCAGTAGAATCTCCTCTAGCAACATCGGCAACTACCATATAAGATTTAGTATAATCTACTCCTTCCCATACCCATAAGTTACCATCAACACCTCTTCTTTCCATTGGATCTTTTTCATAAGTCTCTTCGAAGAATTTCATATCATCAGGCTCAAATACTGTATCACCAGAAGCTAAAAAGTCACAATCACATTCCTGACCGGCCATTCTAGGACCTAAATCTGAGTCTTGTTGCTCTCTCCATTTTTCATCTCTTTCAGGATGAACTGTCCATGGAAGTCTAATAGGTAAGAAACTATTTTCTCCAGATTCAGCTTTTTCCCAAGTTAAATGAAACCAGTTACCAATACCGTTAGGTGTAGATAAAGCCATACATTGACCACCGGTAGCTAAGGTTTGTTGTGCTGCTGTAAATGTTTCTTCAATATTATCAATAAACGCTGCCTCATCTATTAGTAGTAACGATACCGCTTCTGATCTTGCTGCATCTGCATTAGATGATTTAGCTGTTATTTTAGACCCATTTTTTAATCTTAATGATAATTTATTTTTTTCTAAAGCTGGTAGCCTTAACCATTTAGGTAACTGATCATACATAAACATAGTTTTAGTAACTAAGTTACGTGCAGTTGCTTGAGTAGTTGCTAATGCTAATACGTTCTTATCTTTATGAAATAACATCAGCCATAATGAATATGCTGAAGCTAAAGTTGATATACCTAACTGTCTTGACTTAAGAGTAATAATATATTGTTCATCTTTAAATAAATGTAATACTTTAGACTGAAAAGGGTAGAGGTTAAATAAAATACGTCCACGAGTAGGGTGCTGTATATAACAGTACTTCTTCATGAAGTAGGCCGGATCTTTAGCACACTTTATATATTCTTGTGCTATTATTTTTTTTATATTTTGACTCATAACTTTTAAATATCTAGATCGTTATAATCTATAGAAAGATAGTTAGCTCTAGACGTTACTTTATTTTTAACTGATATAGGAACTGTTCTAATTGTTATTCCTCTACCTGTGTATCCATCTGTTTGTGTTGCTTTTGATGCGTTTCTTTCAAACTGTATTATCGGCTGGTCTTCATCATCAAAATCCGATGCCTGATTATATACCTTAGTAGCTGTTATAGTAAGCACACCATTTTCAAATTTAAAATCATCATCTTCAAATGTACGCTGTACTACTGAAGCATTATCTGAACCAAAAGCCATAGATTCAAAATCTAAACCAGGAGCATTCATAACATGTATTCTACCGTAAGGTATATTATTTTTAGGATTCATCATTATTAGTAACCTAGGATTTTCTTTATCAGGTACTAACTTTAAATCGTCTCTTTTACCTTCATACGCATCTCCCATAATTTTATGAAAAATATTACCATGGGTTTTCATAGCTGAAGACCATCTAAATGGTCCATCTTTTTTTATCGAGATACCTTTTTCACCTCCTGATGTTAAAAGTTTAACGTCGGCTTTTTTGTTGCCTCCGCTTTCTCTCCCTACTCCTGCTGCTCCGTTAACACCTTTGTATTGTAATGATTTATTTGAACCCTTAAAGACTACTGTTATTTCACCTTCTAGTTCTACTCTTTCTTTGACTTTATTGACTACTATGTCTTCATTTTCTAGCCCAGCATCTCCTACGGATGTTTGTGCTTTATGAATAATTTCTATTCCTTCTGGTGTTTTAAATCCTCCTGCGCTTGAACCTTTTATAAGGTCTTTTTCATATCCTAAATCTTTTAAGGAATTAAATACTTCTTGTCTAGGTCTATCTGTATAAACTATAATCCTATTTTTTGCGTGAGCTTTTATCTCATCATCTTTAAGACCTAATTTTTTAATAAGTTCTCTACCTAGTTTTTGAGCTTCAGGGGAAAGATATTCTATAGGTTTTTTTGCTTCAGATAAGTCAAAACCAAACAAAGATTCAAATATCCTCATATCTTCTCTATTGTTGATATCAGGGTATCCTTTCTTGGTTCTATACGACCATTCTAGTATGACTCTATCTATAAGGTTCATTATGCTTCTGGTTCTTCTCCTGGTTCTTCAAAGTCGATAGGCTCTCCTCCTAAGTCAGCTCCTCCTTCTTCACCACCTTCTTCTCCTCCTAAAGCGTCTACTTCATCACCACCTTCTTCACCACCGCCTCCGGCTGCATCACCTCCAGGAAAGTCACCTCCGCCACCTCCACCGCCGCCGGTATCGGTATCTGCTGGTTCTCCTTCTCCTGCTCCAGAAAATGGAGCTTCTTTATAAAGTATTGCAAGTTTATCTAATGCTTGCTGATATTCAGCTATATTTGAAAGTAAGTATCTTTTACCTAATATTTGAGCTTCGAAAGTTTTACCAGTCCATTTTAAAATATACTCTTGACCATTTTTAAGGTTAA